TCACCTTTATCAAGTCTATGACTTATATTAACGACTTCATCAAAATCCTGTTTCTCATATGCTGCTGCAAGTGCTTTCTTCGTATCTTTTACTTGATCTCTGAAAGTAAACGTTCCTGTTTTTGCTAGTCGCTTGTTATACTGTGCGTTAGTTTCTCCGGGTCTTCTAGGCAACGGTGCTTTTGGTTCAAAGGCCATACCCGGTACTGCTTCTGGAGTCTTTTCCATTCCACGAGTGGTTTTTAATAGATCATCTAACTGATCGTCAATCGTGTTCTTCAAGTCAAACATATGTTGTGCCTGATTTTCAGCTAGACCTGTTCCTTCCAGATCCATCGTATCTCCACGTTTTAGTCTGGGTCCAACGATATCACCAGTTTTAATAGGCGCACTCTCTGGAACTTGGTTAGCTGCAATTCCGGCTCTTCTGTCAACTAATGCTCGTTCTGCTGTAGTAGGTCGTTTCTTAGGAGGTGTTCTATCCACATAGTCACTTGCTCTGTAGTACGGCACAGTTTCAGGGTCCATTGCATATTGTTCCCCTTTAAGTCTCTTATCGCTTTTTGCCGCAATATCATCTAATTGTGATGATCTTCCTGTCTTTGCAAAAATAGATTCAGGTGGAACTGGAGCATCAGGTATTTCCGTTGGTCCGCGATCTAAGGCTTCTCTAGTTCTTCTTGTACCATATCCAGTTGCTACTCCTCTAGTTCCTAATGCTTCTTTTCTTCCAGATGCTACAGCTTCAGCGACGGCTTCAGCTTCTTTACCACCTTTAAGATATACAGCTTCACCTAATGCCCTACGAAGTTTAGGACTAACATTTGGATCTCCCATTATTGTTCTTAGTAGTACTCTTTCAGATCCTCCCATTCCTCCTCGGCCAGCACCTTGAAGTCTATTTGTAACGTCCATTGCAGCTAATCCGCTACCACCTTCATATGGAAAGTCTTTACCTTGTAAAGCCTCTATACCCTTTTGAATAGCTCTTTGTCCTGCACTGGCTTTATCGGAGGCCGACACAGCCCCCGGTTCATAAGGTATTACATCTTGAGCAATGGATCTCGCTCGCGTAGGTGGTACACCTTCTTTAGTTAACATTCGCATGATCATTTCATGCATGTTATCGTAACTAGTAGTAGCCCCCCATGAAGGAGTAGCTTTACCTTGAAGGACTCTTTCCATTGTACCTACTAGGCCACCTTCATCAGACATAGCCATCTTACCACCACGAGTAGATGTCATTCCCAAGTCTTGTTTTTTCATTAGGGCCACTAGTTCGGGAGCGACTTCTTTTGTCATAGGACCAGCAGGAACATCTTCTACATTCTTAAACTGTTGTGCCTTCATTACTCTAGGATCTAACGGAATCTCATCAACAGCTTCCAGTAACTCTTTTAGTAGTGGTGAACTTGGAGAGATCCTTCCTTGTTCAACTCCTATAAGTAACTGTCTAGTTAAGTTAGCTACTTGTTGCTCTGGAGATACTGTGCCTCTACCACTTTCAGGCATTATATGTTCTATATCTCTTACAAGTCTGCCTTCTTCTACATCGACCAGTTTACTTTGTACTCCCGGACCAGCACTTTCGGGATCATCAACCCTCTCAAACTTTCTTTCCTTATGTGTTTGTGGTCGCCATTCACCACCAACAACTGTTCCTTGTCTACCAGTTGGAGGAATACTTATATCCTTACCAGACTGTTTCTGAAGTAAACCAGCTATTGCTCTAAGTAGTGTTGGGTTAACCGCCATGTCTAGGGTTCCTTTCCCCTACTTGCAGTTCGCGCTCGCCCCACTTACGCCAACCGAAATCTTCTTCTCTAACAGGTTTAATCAATATACTTATCTCTGGTACGTGCGATAACATGTACTTAATAGTATCCATCCCGTGATCATTCTTATCTACGGGCTTGTCTATCCTATCACCTACTGTATCTGTTTTCCAGTAGTAACCATTGAACTCATCTATCAGCCATTCGAGCTTTTCACTGATGAACAGGTGTGGACAGTTGAATACTCCAGTTATCGGGTGTTGATGGTTCTTAACAACAGACAAGTACTGAGTTACTTTTACTATACCATTACTTATATCATTATTTCCCCGCGCACAATATATACCTTGTTCCATGAACATGTCGGCAATAGACCTACCTACTAACTTACCCGACTGTGACTTTCTTCGGAAGATATCCGGGTCGGACAGTATGTGATTAGCTGAACTTACGTTATACTCTTCCCGTATACGTTTTATTCTGTCTGTCTGTCCTCCATCGGGGAAGTTAACGTCGGTAATGGGTACTTCCTTCTCGTATGACCCGTCCATAAGCATAACATTACCGTATTCGTCTACGAATCCCAGCAGATAGCAGAATGGAACGGCCATTCCGTAGTCATACCCTTCCATAACAGACAGATCACTTGTTGACATCTGCAATCTACGGTAATGCTCTACCATATGATCGTGACTTACTATATGTACCTCTTCACTGAAACTTGGATACACCAATCCCTCGTATGCTGCCCACTTACCCAGTAGAAACCTGTCGCGCATCTGTCCTCTGTAGGTAGTTTCGAGTGTTCTTATAAAGTCCGACTCAAGGTTCTCCTTATTCTCGTAGGTACTTCCCTCATATACTTCTAATATAGGTATCGGTTTGTTATCATCGTCTTTAACTAGTCGTCCATCGTCATCTGTCTCGCATAACAGGCTTTCATTGTATCTGTCGTCCTTCCAATCGTGATATGGCTTGATCAGGTTCTTATATACCCAATTCCTGGTAGGGTTAGACGTAACAATAAACCAACGAGGACCAGTTAGCGGCATATCTGGGTCATCTCCCTCATACTTCGTCATTCCCCGCAATCGTCCAAGTAGATCGAGAAAGTCCTTATAGACAATCTCTGGATCTTCTATCTGATCAACAACAATCCAATCATACGTAGCCGACAGTAAGTTCGACGTTGTACTTTCGTTGAAAGCCTTACCTTGTTGTTGTATATAACGGAAATTGATTGTCGTACCGTTAGCCAGCAGACAAGTGTTCGATGAGTTTTGGCTACGGGGGAAAGACTTGATCCAATCTTTAGGACACCACTTCAGGAACTCTTTACGGATCGTATCATTCAGTTTCGGGTAGGTACTTCTGGCTATCAGTCCGTTACTGCCCGGATAGTCCTTGGACATGTTGATGGCTTTGATACATGCAGCGGCAGTCTTACCGTTAGCAAACCCACCTCCATAGAATTGAATCTTTGCCTTGGACTTTAGGAATCTATCTTGGAGGGAGTTCTTGAATAGACGAAAGGTTGCCATTAACCACGCTCGTCAGTGATCCAATCAGCGTTAGTAAGTGCATCAGTGTTAAAGTCACCATCAACCCGTTTGCCTACATAGTTTTTGTCTGATGCAACATCATGAGCACGTTCCCCAATGTAAGTAGGAACAAGGTTTCCTATTACGGTAGAGGCACCACGATTAACACTACTAAGTTTATTCTCCGGTCCTGATCCAACAGCTCCACCGCCATTACCACTTGCTTCTTTTACTACAGCCATATCAAATCTCCTTTGGTGTGATATCTATAATAGGTATATCATTTTCTTCTTTAGTAACATACTCAATTTTCAACCCGCCCTCGATCTTGTGTTTATGTTCTATTACATCTGCTGGTCTGTGTCCTCCCCGATCCAGCAAGTCTTTAGCGGAACTGATACGTGTGACTTCGTTAGGACTGTTCAATCCTTCTACAACTCTGGTAGCAGCAAGAGTTCCTGCCTGAGATATCATAGACCGAACTGACTCTGCATCATTCTCTATAATACTGTGTACGACTTCTTCCCTTATCTCCCGAAAGGTATCAGATATACGCATTCTTCCAACCTGTGCTTCTTCCAGATTGAGTACTGCGGCAATGTCTTCATCGTTAATACCGAGTAAAGAATAACACAGAACCATACTTATAGTATTCAACTTGTTGGGAGGAACAGGTAAGTCACGTATCTTACGTCGAGTCATAACATACTCGCGCTGCATCTGTCTCATACTCGGAACTTCTATCAAGTCTTCCGAGTCGTCTACAACAACTGCACCGTTAGCAGGATTGATCACAGTCCCGTCAGCCAGTGTGAGCGGCTCTACTCCAGTAGCTAATGGCATACTAGAATATGAGGAATAGTATTAAGGAAAGCCACATTATCTTTTTGGTCCGTATCGATTTTGGAAATCTTGAAGGATTTGTGGTATTGCGTTAGGTTGAGGTGATGGAATACTAGCTCCTTGGAACCTTGGTGTATTAGTAGCTACTGCGGAATCATTACGTGAAGGCGGATTCGTTAATGTTTTCATTATACTTGGAATTCCTCTTCCTCCTCCAGAAGGTTTTGCTGCGGGATCACGCGATATCATATTCATAATTGTATCCATCAAGTTAAAACCACCTTGTTGTGCATCATTTGGAGGTTGTTTTAGTTTCTGACGACGTGTAAGAGTAGGCGGTCTGACAT